ATGGTTTTCCTTGAAGAACAGCGGGAATCCCATGTGCGCAATCGCACCTGTAAACGGACCGTCGGTGCCCACACCGGCAACCCAGCTATCCGTTGATATTCCCATGAAGCAGCTCCAGTTTTTAAAATCCCCCAGCTTGCTGCAGTAGATCTCATTCACAACCTCACCGTTGGCTGCAGGACCGTACCGGCATCCCCACAGACGGTTGCCGCATTCGATCACATGATCCATAATCGGCATTTTTCGTGCAATAGTGATCTGGTTGCTGATCGTGACTGCATTGGTCAGCATACCAACGATCATAATGTAGTCCTCGCCCTTGTCCCAGATCACCGCTGCACCTTCCAGCTCCTCCAGCTCCAATGTGTCCAGTATCTTGTCCCCGGTCTCCGTCTTCAGCTCACTGCCTGCAAGTCCCGTAACCGTTATGCCGTCATATTGGGAGAAAAGTGCATCAATGCCTGTTGCTTCAATTTTCACATAGGTGCTTGCGATCTGCACCCACATCCCGGACGCTTCAGACCATTGCTTCAGCGTATGCGGTGTCGTAGAGGTGTCGATCCATCGAGTTCCATCTGCCGGCTTTTCCGGTGCTTTGCTGTCGATCTCAGCCGCCACCGCATTTCCATCCGCCAGACACATAGAAAAGGTCACCGGTGTGTTTGTGGTAAACTCCGCTTCGATGCTCCCATAGTCTGCGTCATCTTCTGTATTGAAGTACTTTTTATCCGGCAAAATGATCACATACGCGCCCATGGACAGCAGCGTTTTCGACTGATCGTCAAGCTTCATGTCATACGCGCGACCGTTAAACACAAAATCCGTGCCATCCACATAGCACAGTGAATCCTTTGCGATCTTGCCGGTTGGCTTCTCCGCCTGTACATATACCCCTCTGTGCTCCCTGGTAGAAAGCAGCGGATAATCGTCGGAGCACAAATTCTTCATATCAAAGAATTCTCCGTCTCCGATCCGCAGGTTGTGGTTATACCCGCCAAAAACCTCTGTTACCTGCCGGCTGGATGCCGGCACACGTAATCTGGGAAATGCCATCTCATAACCCCCTCAAAACCGCAGCCTTGTGCTTATAGGCATGTGCAGTCTGTTATAGTAATTCCGGAACTCCTCCCACAGTATCTTGTAGGCATCCGTTGCGTTGTTGCACCGATCCTCTTCCTGATTTCTGTAATGGATCTGTGCTTCAAGATAACGCAGATATATTTCGTCGAACGGTTCCGGTACCAAAAGCACCGTATCCGGATCCGTGTCCTCTTCATAACCATGGAAGGTAACCTTCTCCGCTCCCTCATGGGTATCGATGATCAGGACCTTCACCCGCTGATCCAGTCTGGAAAGCCAGCTGATCTTTTCCTTTTGTGTATAGGTATTGCCCACATTGGCATCCACCTGATCGATTGCTTCCCGAATCGTCATATACTTCCCTCCTGCTATAGCACGATTCCAAAAAAGGGGGCATCTCTGCCCCCTTTCCTTATGCTCGCTTACTGTGCATGTGCCTTGTCGAAGGCATCAATGACCTCCAGCATTTTCTCCTTGTTGTGAAGGATCTCCGCCACGCCTCTGGGGACATCCACCTCAACACCGCGCTGGATAATGTACTGCCGGCCATTGATAAACACCTGCACATCCTCCTTCGGTCCATTCTTGACCAGAGGGATCTTGATGCGCACCTTATCAGACCTCTGCACACCGTTTTCGGCACATTTCTGCTGTGTCTGCATAGCTGCAAGCGCAGCCTCTGCATCAGCATTCTTTTTCTCGGCTTCCTCTGCCCGGGAGATGGCGTTTGCTTTCGCTTCTTCCGCTTTCGCAGCTCTCGCCTCCGCATCAGCAAGCTTCTTCTTCAGCTCCTCCATAGCCGCATTCTCAGCCGCCTGGGAATTGTTGGTATTTGCCATAACATATCCTCCTGTTTATATTGGATCCTCGCAGGGGACGGTTGCCCGTCCCCCCACATTTTCCTGTCAGTTAGCCGTAACGAGTGCGGAATACTTCTTGCTGCAGCTCTCGATACGGACCATATAGTTCTCGATCAGGATCTCAGCAGTCTCCATAGCCTTCCAGCCAACGGTAGAACGCTGATCCAACGGGTCAGCGGTACCGGCACTGCCCTTAGGCTTGACAATGACCTCCATATTGCCGCCCTCGATGTCAGTAACACCGTAAGCGTTGGCGCCCAGGATCAGCGTAGAGAATACGCTCAGACCAGCAGGACAGCCCTCACCGGAGAAGATCTTTGCCTCGCTGGAATCCACAAAACGCACACCGCCGTACTCGCCCAACTCGCCTCTGTACAGATGTTCAGGATCACAGTACTCCTTGGGCTTGCGCCAGCGCTCGTCCTTGCGCAGATCGTAGGCAGCATAAGGATGGATGATACCCACATAATAGTCTCCGATTTTGGGGGCGTTCTGTGCCTTCAGAAAGGCAACAACCTGGTCAACCAGATCACAGGTCAGCACACAGCTGGTATCCAACGCTGCACGGGATTCCACCTCAGTCTCCGTGCCGTCCGCAGCCAGCTTAGGTGCGTAAAACACATTGGTGCCGCTGTTCATCACATTGCGCACCACAGTGTCCAGTGTCTGACCGCCCTGATTGCCGCACAGATCCGTCGTTTCCAGGATCACATTATCGATAGCGGTCAGCTCCAGCTGATCTGTCAGCATGACGAAATCACCGTACTGCTGCAGCTCAGCTTCCACAGTCAGCACATCCAAAGTCTGGCCGGGAGGGGTGATGCCTTCTGTCAGGGGCTGGGTTGCCTTGGGCAGGCTGGCAAAACGCCGGAATTCGATCTTCTTACCACCGTGCTTGGGGATGGGTCGCTTCTGACCGAACTGGTGGTGCACCAGATTGGGCTTTGCCAGCATGATCAGGTTCTTGTCATAAAACGTCTTCATCTCTGCGGATAAGCCGGCAGAGGTAGTGCTGTTCATCACATCATCTGCGAACAGCTGCAGATCCATGTAGGGAATATAACGCTTGAACATACTCATTTGCTCCTTTCGCATTGCCGGGAGGAGCTGACGGGTCATAATGTGATGCGTTCACCTCTTGCTACCCGCTCCCGGTATTCTCTGATTTGCTTATCTGTAAATTTGCTGGGGTCGACCTTCGCGGACACCGCGCCCTGGGCGCCGGTGCCATTCTCCGCAGGTCTTGCGGCACCTGCGATCACATTATCGGTCACATTTTTTGCTGCTCTTTGCGCTGCGTACTGCATCGCGCCCTGCAGGATCTCATCCTTGTGGATCACCTCAAAGGCAGTGCGAACATCCACGCCACTGCTGAGCAGCCGGGAAAAGTCAGGGTTTTTGATCTCAGCTTCCAGATCCAGCCCGGGATAGAACTGCTTCGCCTGCTCAGCCTGCTGGTTCCATTGGGAAACCTGCGCATCTGCCGTCTGCCTGCGCTGCAGCTCCTCCTGCTGCTGCCGCTGCATCTCCATCTGACGCCGCATGGAAGCGTTATCAACCTCCACATTGCGCATCTTCAAATAATCCTGCACATCGATTCCCCTGGCCATAGCTTCCTTTTCCACCAGAGACGTGTCGTTGCGGATCTTTTCTGCGATCGCAGTGTAATCCGTCGCCTCCACACCGTATTGACGTGCCAGAATATCAAAGATCGGGGCTGCCGCCTCAAAGCTTTTCAGCTGATCATTGGCAGCTTGCAGCTGCTGATTGACGCCCTTTAGACGTTTTTCAACCGTATCCTTCACCCTTGCATTGTACTGATCCTTGTACTCGCCCTTGATCAGATCCTTGAAGGATTTCTTCCCGTCGATCTGTTCCGCTGTGTTCGCAGCTTCTTCCGTGGTGGCGGCGACCTCACCGTTTGCGTTATCCTCCGGCTGTACGCCATACCTGACGTCTGCCAGCGGGTTCACGCGCTTCTGCCTGCGTCCCCCGCGTCGGGGACATTTACGCCCGTTGCGTCTCCTGCTCCGGCTGCTGCGCCGCCATCGCCGCCGGCAGCTGCTGC